GCGCAGGTGATGGAAGACAGACCACAGTCGTCCGTACAAGAGTTAAGTCCCTCTCAGCAGCAACGGTTGATCGATCTTGAGAAGCAGATCGCCGATTTCCAATACAACCAGAAGCAAAAGTTCCTGCGTGAGAACCCGAACGTGACGAGGGAGCAGGTTGAGCAATTTGATGCAATACAGGCCAAGGCCAAAGCTGATCGTCTCCGTGATGAGGAGATAAGCTTTGGGTTTGCCAGAGATGAAATGGTGGATACCGCCTCTTCTGCTAGTGCGCGGGAGAGAAATGTACCATCAGCCCCAGAGGGAGCAGATGGCACTGGAGGGGGCAGACCTACAGAACTCTTCAACCAAGGCATAGTGCTTGGCACTGATGCGGAGGGTAATACGGTTGAGCTTGGGAAAGAGGTTTCTCGTATACCCGACAATTTGCCAGCCGGTGAAGGTACGGGGGCAGATGTCCAGCAGATCGCTCGCCAAGAGGGAACTCTAGCTACTCGAACCAATGTAGAGATGGGCGAAAACCGTCTTGGTTACAAAGAAACTGCTCCAGAAGAAGCAGTTGATGCTGATGCAATAAGACAATCAGCCGAAGAGTGGCTGAGTGAGAACAAGCAAGCGGAAGTGTTTGGCAATCTACCCCAGACCGTGAAGTCTTTGCTTAACACCATGCTCAAGAGACTACGTCTCAGGGGCAAAGTAGCGGTCATGACAACCAGTGAGCTCCAGCAAGCCTCGCTCGGTAATGGACGTTATAAGTTCGGCAATCGAATCGTCGATCTGAGCAGTAATCCAGCAGTAGCTCGTGCTGTAGAGAACGCCATAGCCGCTGGTGCGAAAGCTCCTGGCACATATATACCTATGCCGCAAAAGGGCGGGGGTATGGCCCACCTTGTTGTGCTCAATGATGCCGCTCTGACTAATGAGGCCGAGCTGGCATTGACCATGGCACACGAGCTTGGTCACGCGTTCTACAAAGAAGAAGTACAGAAGGCCATCGAGAACCCGCAGCTCCGGTCACGACTATATAGAGACTTCCAGCGAGCTTTGGAAAAAGACCCTGATCTGTATGCTGGGTATGAGGAGGACGTTGCCTTCGAGGAGTGGGTCGCCGACCAGACTGCTAAGTGGGGCGCGTCAGAACTCAAAGCTCGCGGGGTTGTACAGCGATTCTTCCAAGCTCTTGCCGAGAAACTTCGCACCATGTGGAACTCCATGCGAGACACATACAAGCGACGCTTCGGTCAGGAGTACTCACAAACTTTCGATGAGTTTGTTAAAGACGTAATTCGCAGGAAAGACCGCGATAACGTATCTGCTGTACCCGACACTTCACAATCAGCCCTCGACAACTTAGCTGGTAACGTGTTCGAGCCAGTTCGTCAGATGCGCGTAAACAGCATCCGAGACGCCGTCCACAAAGCCGCCCAGTTACTTATTGGTAACAAGGGTATCAAGGCTATGGAGGAGGCTGATCTAGCGACCCAAACCGCTAAAGCTTGGGAAGCCTTGATGAAGGTAGTCCTGCCTACACAACAGCGGCTTCGGGCGCTGGGTCAAAAAACAGGCGCGGGTGTCCGTATATCTAACATGATGTATGGCCGTTCGGGCGAGCAGGGGTTGGGTTTTGTACAACGAACAACTCTCCAAATAAACCAGTTCCAAAGCAGATTAGAAGATCTGTTCGGCGGCAATCTCGATTACTTCCAATCGAAGAACTTCAAAGATGCTGCGAGGGAAGCTGCTAGCAGTAGACCAACTGCCTCGTTGTCTCCAGATGCTCAGAAGATACGTAATTTCCTGGAGGAGATTTACGACGACTACATAGCAAAAGAACCCAACACCAACATCCAGAAGCAAAACGATTACTTCCCAGTGATGCTGGACCTAGATCTGGTCGAGGGCGACATCGATACGTTTGCGCAGATCATCTCGGCACAGCGTGGCGATTTAACGCCGCAGCAAGTCAAAGACCGGATAGCAGAGGCCGTCGAGAAATCTAAGCGAACTCCGAAGGAGTCGCTGAAACAGGGCATTGATCCGTTGCACGCTGCGGAAGAGGCCATCGAGCTTACACGCGGGGTAGACCGCGATTCCATTGCTGGTTTCATGAAGCCGCCAGATGAGGTGGTTATGCAGTACATGAAGCGCATCGTAAAGCGCGTTGAATGGAACCGAGCTACAAAGGGCGGCGAGACTACGCTTGCTCAAGAACTGGCGCAGTTGACTGAGAAAGAACAGGCTGATGCATACCGGCAGTTAGGCGCTTTGCTCGGCTTCTATGTGCCGATGAATCCAACATTCAGAACGGCTTCTAGCGCGGCCCAGACTATCCAGATATGGACTACGTTAAGTCTGGCCACTTTATCTTCTGTCCCAGAGCTGGCAACCGCGATAGTTGCTACGCGTGAGTTCGGCGGGATCATGGGCGGGTTCCGAGAGATCATAAACACTATTGCTAACCCACGAGAACGCTATGAGTTTGCCCGTGAAATCGGGGTGGTAGCTAATGACAGCATGGCTAACGCTTTCATGTCGGAAGCTGATTTGCAATATATGGACGAGACAAGCCGCTCATTTGCAGACTTCTTTTTCAAGTACACCGGCCTTGAAATCTTTACGCGTTTTACCCGTGTATTTGCTGCTGGTATGGCAGAGAAGTTTATAGAGAGCCACGCGTTAAACCCCCGAAATAGATCCGAGCGGTATCTGAATGAGCTGGGGCTCAATGCAGACATCGTTAAGCAATGGATAAAAGAAGGTAAAGGGTTCGATAGCGACGCGGGGCAGCTCGTCAAGCAAGGGCTACAGAAGTTTGTCGAGTCCACCATGCTCAGACCTAACGCAGCAGAACGTCCTGCTTGGGCGTCAGACCCTCGCTACGCGATTCTGTGGCAGCTCAAGTCTTTCCCTTATTCCTACGGCCAAGTCGTAATTGGTGGGGTGGTGCGAGAGATGAAGGCCCGTCAGGCAGAGGGTCGAGCAGCCGGTAAATCAAGCACAGAGATCATTGCACAAGACATGCTTCCGCATTTGGCCTTATTTGGCGCGGCAGTCTTGCCTTTTGCAATGCTTTCTTTGGAGCTCAAGGAGTACACCAAGTACTCGATGGGCGCGATATTGCCATTCGCAGAAGCAGATTCGCGGGTGTTCCGAACAGACAATATGGATTGGTCTGACTACTTCATAACCGCTTATGGTGCGGCGGGAGTCTTTGGGCCACTTGCTTTGCTCACCAGTGCGCAGACAGACATTAGGTGGGGCAAACCGCCCGTGAGTATTTTCGGCCCGACCGTGGACATGCTGTATCAGGTGTTAATTCGAGGCGACCTTTCACGGGCCGCACCTTTATATAACCAATTCGGCTAGGAGGTAGACATGGCTGATTTTTTTAATGTGTACAAGAAGAAGATCAAGAAGGCGATCACTGGGTTGTGGGACGCACACACCCGTGAAGTGTTCATTGGTTGCTGTGTTGTTTCATTCATTTTAGGGCTGATGATCTAGGGGGATAAATATGCTTCAACTAGTAAGTCAGCTTGTCGGACCTATTTCGACGATCCTCGATAAGGTAATCCCAGACAAAGACCTGAAAGAGAAGCTCTGCCATGAGATTGCGACCATGGCCGAGAAACATGCGCAGGAACAGGCCATGGCTCAAATTGAGGTCAATAAGGTGGAGGCTGCTCACAAGAGCCTCTTCGTTAGTGGCTGGAGACCGGCAGTCGGCTGGACGTGCGTATTCGGAATGTTCGGCAATTTCATCACTATTCCATTTGCTAATTTCGCTCTTCAGCTTATGGAAAAGGACATTGTTATCCCGTTGGTCCCCTTAGAGACCATGATGCCTGTGCTGCTTGGAATGCTGGGTCTGGGTGCAATGAGAACGGTAGAGAAAGGCAAAGGAGTGTCGAGGGACAAGTGAGGGAAGTCACAAAAAAATTAGTAGAGTGGGAAGGCTACCGCCAATATGCATATCGTTGTACCGAAGGCGTACTCACGATAGGCGTTGGCAGAGTCATCGAGCAAGGTGGACCAGGATTAACTCTCGAAGAGAGTATGGTCTTGCTCGAAAACGATATAGAGCGGGTCGAGAGAGACCTTACGGATGCTTACCCGTGGTTTGAGGATTTGTCTGAAAACCGCCGTATAGCAATGGTTTCGATGGCCTTCCAGCTCGGTATGGGCGGCTTGGCACAGTTCAAAAACGGACTTGCCAGCCTCAGATCGGGCGATTGGCAATCGGCTCATGACCACTTTATGGACTCGAAATGGGCGAGGGAACAGACCCCAAATCGAGCGGAAGAAGTATGCCAGCTAATATTAGCGGGTTAATTTTTTTGTGGATAGAGTTTAGAATAGCTAATATAATTAATACTGGGTGCTGCTATGGCTGAAAAAATTAAGTTAGTACAGGGGGATAGTCTTCCCTCTATCAAGCTGACTCTCACAGACCCTACTGATGGGGTGGCATTAGACCTGTCCGACGCTACCACAGTAGTGAAAGTCTACTTCAGAGCAGTGGGCAGCGCACAAGTACTTTCCGCAATCACCTGTACCAAGGTGGGCGGCGGTACTGCCGGTGTAGTCAGATTTGATTTTTCGGGGGGCGTTCTGAACGTACCTCCTGGACCGTACGAAGGGGAGATTGAGATCAGCTTTGCGGGTCAACTCCAAACTGTGTACGACAAACTTAAATTTTTTGTTCGCGAAGATTTCGCATAGCGGAGGACACCCATGTCAGCAATGTCAGATTTTTTGGAGAACAGTCTGGTAGACCAGATTTTTCGCGGTCAGACGGCTCCAACTACATCCACTCTATATATCGGCCTATATACCGCAGCTCCCAGTGATACGGGTGGCGGTACTGAGCTGAGTGGTAGTGGATATGCCCGTGTATCTGTGAGTTCAAGCCTAGCTAATTGGGCTGGTACGCAGAGCACTGGTAGCACCGTCGCCTCTAGTGGCACTGGCGGTGCAACTAGTAACAACGGGGCGATCACCTTCCCAGAGCCCACATCGAGCTGGGGGCAGGTTCAAGCTTTCGGAGTATTTGACGCATCAACAGGCGGCAATCTCCTGTTTCACGGCTCTTTAACTATCAATAAAACAATTAACGAAGGCGATACGGTCACTTTCCCAGCGGGATCTTTGGTCGTTACATTCGCCTAAGGGTAGCCATACACTATGTTGAATAGGGGGCGTTTTAACCAGTTTGTATTCAATGGCCGCATAGCGGTCGTTGCCAAGCTAGTTGCGCTCGCCGGTTCACTAGTAGTCAATAGCAGCACTGCCGCTGACGTAAACATATCCGCTCCGCTAGCAGGAAGCGCCAGCAGTAATGTTGTTGTAAGCGCACCACTTAATAAACAAGCCCCTCTTGCCGCCGCAGTAAGCACAGCGGTATCCACGCAAGCTGGGCTGGATCAAATCACATCTGTAGGTGCTGGGGTCGATGCTTCTGTAGTTACCACCCCAGTTGAGCCGGTTGTACTGAATGTCGTCAGGTCTTCTGTTGATGTTTCGGCAACAACCGATCCTGTTGAAATTGACCAAACAACATCATTAGGAGGTGATTCACTATCTACCTCTGCTGTTGAAGGTGTATTTGACCTTCTCATCGAGATTGCTGGCCAAGCTGCTTCCCAAGTCACAAGCACACCCGAACTTGGTCTCAGCGTTAATCTCGACGGCGAATCTTCACTTGGCGGTTTGCAAGCAGCAGGAACGCTTGCCGGTGACATTGCTATTGATGTGCCGCTTGCTACGCAAGTTCAGGCTGAGTCTACTGCCAGCGGCGGCGTAGACTTAGATATCCCACTCGACGGAACCGCCTTGCCACAGGGACAAGTGGCTGGCGATGTGCATCTTGATATACCGCTCGATGGCAACTCCAGCCTCGGCGGTATTCAAGCCACAGGAACTCTCGCCGCTGATGTTGAGATCACTGTAAATCTTGAGAGCACTACTAATGTATCTGCTCTTACCAGTGGTGATATTGAGCTGGAGATCCCAGTTGCTGTTGATGCTCTCGCGTCTTCGGTTGTTGCTGGCAATATCCACCTCGATATCCCCATTGATGGCACAGCATCTGTATCCGCAGATACAGCGGCAGATGTACACATCACTGTTAACCTCGATGGACAGTCATCACTCGGTGGTCTGCAAACTGAAGCGACCCTCGAAGCTGACGTTCACATTACTAAGCCTCTGGGCGTCGCAGTCCTTGGGCCTGTCACAGCTACTGCTGACATTCACCTGACTAAGAATTCGGCTGCTGCTGTTGCGACTGAAGCAACGGCTGAAGCCAATGTCCGGTTGGTAATACCGGTCGCGTCTGACACCACCACTACCGAAGCCACGGTTGAAGTAGAGCCTACGCTCCTTGTTATCCACTACTACGACGACATCGTAGCGGCTGTAGAGGTGGATGGTGTTAGCGCATCTCAGGAAGTTGAAGAGAACTCAGGAAGTATCGCTGCGGCTAATTTGTATGTCGTCAACGCGATAGCTGATCAAGTTGCTACAAGCGTAGTGGTCAGCGGAGTCCAAGCATCGTTTGTTATTGAAAGCGGCGTAACAGCGGAGGCAGAGGTTGAAGTTATAGAAACATTGGAAATTAGTTATTTGATGGCGGCGTAATGGCGGTTCTTTACTCAAACAATGCGGAAACTACGATTACTCAGTCTATTAGTGCTACTGACACTACGATCCAAATTGCGACGGGGAGTGGTTCAGAGTTTCCTAATCCTGGGGCAGGTGATCATTTTTACGTCACTCTTGTTGGAGATGATGGGACCGGTGGGGAAATCCTTGAAGTCATTAGATGTACCACCAGAGCAACAGACACATTGACCGTTGTCCGTGGGCTTGATGATACGACCGCTTCAGCATTTAACGCTGGCGACAAGTTAGAACTGCGGGTGACAAAAATATTAATGGACGACATCCAAGAGGATGCGGCTGATGAGGCAATGGCGATGGCTATTGCTCTTGGATAAAGGTGAAGAATGGCTACTAGCTTTATTAATGCAACAGCCAACGACATCGGTACTACCGAGATCACTGTTTACACGGTGGCGGCAAATGACAAGGCACTTTTGATTGGGTGCAACGCCGCAAACATCTTCGGTTCTATCGTGCCTTTTGACCTGATCCTCCGAAGAAGCGGGGGAGACACCTACATAGCTAAGGATCTGCGGATTCCAAACGGCGAGAACGTCGAGGTTATGAAGGGAAGAATAGTAATGGTGGCTGGCGATCAACTGGTTGCCACTGCTGGAATCGATGATGCGTACGACGTGATTGCGTCGCTGCTCACGGGAGTTAAATGATGGCTGGATTTTATTCAGGCACGGATTTAGCGACACAAACTTTTTATGGGTTTCGCTTAGATAACGCTACGGGCGATCTGAATGTCGAAATTATTAACGACGGTAGCGAAGTCCATATTCCTCAGGAGGGGGCCATAGAAGCTGACGAGTACAAAGCTTGGGTCTGGAGTCGCGACACGCTGCGGTTCCAGTGGACAGATAACGGTCACTTATTGGTGAAATTCTTATGACACAACTAATCGATCTCGGAAAACTGAGGTTCCATTTCGCTGGTGACTGGGCCTCTGCTACAAACTACGAATCAAATGATATCGTCAAATACGGCGGTAACATTTATGTATACACCTACGCGCTGAAAACCAGCGGCCATTTGCCTACCGACAACACCTACTGGGCGTTGATGGTAGAAGGCTTCAAGTTCCAAGGTGAATACGATAACGCTACCCAGTACCGCGTGGCAGACGGTGTTACACACGGCGGTAAAGTTTACATCTGTGTTCTGGATTCGCAGGGCAACACGCCCCCAAATGCGACCTACTGGTCACAGTTTGCAGACGGTATTCAGTATGAAGGGGCGTACAACTCCTCTACTGCCTACCAGAGAAATGACCTTGTTCTTCATGGTGCATCTGTCTATATCGCTAAGGTCGATACGACCGGCAATGACCCCACTGACACTACGTACTGGGACCAGTTTGTAGAAGGTGTATCACCAGAAGGTGTTTATAACGCCGCCACAGCATATGTTCCTGGTGACTTAGTCGCCTACGGCCCTAACATTTACCGCGCAAAGGTGAATACCACCGGCAACTTGCCTACCAGCACGACTCAATGGGAGACGTTTGTAACTGGTACTGAGTGGAAGGACGGGTACGACGGGGCTACTGCTTACTACAAAGGCGACTTGGTTGTTTATGGCGCTAATGTATATGTAGCGACGCAAGACACTACCGGTAACCTCCCGACAGACACCACTTATTGGGATGTCTTTACACAGGGCTTCACCTACCAAGGCATTTGGGCATCTACGGTTGATTACACCATTGGCCAAGTAGTTAGTTTTGGTGGATCTGTTTATCAGGCGAAGGTGGATAGCACAAACGTCACCCCTGTTCAGGGTGCTTCGTGGGACAAGATTGTTCACGGGTATAAAAACCAAGGTGCTTGGACTACCGCGACAAATTATGCGACTGATGAGATCGTCACACACGGCGGCAGCACATACCTGTCGTTGACTGCACATGCATCAGGCAACTTTGAAACTGATTATGGCAACAACGAGTGGGTCAAGTTTAACGGCGGTATTCGTTGGCGTGCGGGGTGGACCGCTAGTGCTGATTATTTGCGGGACGATATAGTCAGAGACTCAGTCGGCACGGTCTACATTGCAACTGAAGACCATACCGCTACTGCTGATTTCGGTACTGATCTAGCCTCAGGTTATTGGACTTTGTTTGTCGCTGGTGGCGCGAATGTCCTACCTGCGATAAATGCTGGTGATCAGACCAAGCAACTTAGCATTGCTGGGAATGGTTCTTCGCTGGAGTGGGTCCAAGCTGGCTACTCTGCGAATGTTTTCCACGTAGCGCCTCACGGTACTGATGCGGTAACAAACGGTAAAAGTTTGGCTTACCCGTTTGCGTCAATCAAATACGCTTGTTCGCAAGTCCCTACCGGTGCAACAGCAACCATCTACGTTAAGAACGGTACGTACGACGAGCAACTGCCAATTGTCGTGCCGCCTAATGTAGCGATTGTTGGTGACAACCAGCGTACGACTATTGTTCAGCCAGCGTCTGGTAACTCAGATGACGGCTCTACTCCGAACAACGAATCCAACATGTTCCAGATGTCTGATGGTTCGATCCTGAACAAGATGACGTTTAAGGGCATGACCGGTTGGCAAGCTGGCAGCACTGCTGAAGATATTACAACCTCGACCGCCAAAGGCGTGTTCGTATGCTTGAATTCAGCTTCTCCAATTACCGCTAAATCCCCCTACGTCATCGAGTGTTCTGCCATTGGAGCTGGGGGCATTGGTGCTCTGGTCGATGGTGGCGTTCACACGACCGGTAACAAGTCGATGCTGTTCCACGGCTACACCATCATTTCTGATCTTGGTGTGGGCTTCTGGGTAAAAGACGGCGGTAAGTCAGAGATCGTCTCTTGCTTTACCTACTTCTGTTACTTCGGCTACGCGACTACGGGCGGTGGTTTTATTCGAGCCCTGAACGGCAACAACTCCTACGGTAACTGGGGTGCGGTCTCTAGCGGATTCGACGCTAATGAGACCTATATCTCTGGTGCGGTCACGGGTCAGCAGCTTAACTTTACGCTAGCTACTGGCACGCCTCTCGTTGGAGACACCGTAACTGACGACGTTACCGGCGGCACTGCAACCGTAACCAATGTTCAGCTATCCGCTAACAAGGTTTACGTGAAGAACGTCACTGGGACGTTCGGCATGACTAACGCGCTCACCTTTGATACCGGCGGCTCAACGTCAGCCACCGGTACAGTTAGTGGTGGGGGTCTCGAAGACCAAAGTGGGTTTACTCTTATCGCTGATGGTTTTGACGGCGAACCGCTGCCAGGAATGAGTATCAGCATTGCTGGTGACAGTACTTCATATGTAATCCAGAGTGTCAGCGGCACTTGGGCCGGTACTTCTAGCGAACTGGTCTTGGTGTTAGCGCAGGAAAAGGTTGCCGGTTCTGCTGATAACGCAGCGATACACCTGAGAAAAGAGTACTCGCAGATTCGCCTGACCGGCCATGACTTCTTGAGCATCGGCACAGGCGGGGGAACGACAACTAATTATCCTGGCACTCCTTCTCAGCCACCTGCGCAAGGTAATGAGGTTAACGAGACGTTTCCTGGACGCGTGTACTACGTGTCTACGGACCAAGACGGCAACTTCCGCGTTGGTGAGTACTTCAGAATTGATCAGGCCACCGGTCGAGCGACACTTAATGCTAGTGCCTTTGACCTAGCTGGTTTGACCTCGTTGAGGTTGGGGTCAATTGGAGCGCAGCTCGGTGAGACGATCAACGAATTTTCGTCTGACCCCACACTCTCAGGTAACAGCAACTCTGCTGTCCCGACTGAGTATGCGGTTAAGACTTTTGTTGAGGGCTATGCTGATCAAGCGGAAACCGACGCTGTTACGACAGCTAATGCTTACACCGATACACAACTCGGTAATGTTTCTAGTACAGACATACCGTTCATAGCAGCGATCTCTGCAAACGAGACCGTGCCATCAAATTCCATGCGTTTCTCGATGGATACGATCACCGTGAATAGCGGTGTCACTTATACGATCCCCACCGGATCTTATCACTTTGTACTTAACCCAGACGGCTTCGCGCTGTTCAATTAATAGGACTTTATTATGTCTAAGATAGTAGTGGATGAAATCCAAAAGAGCGGTGGGGTCGCACTTACTCTTCCTGCCGCCGATGGCTCTAGTGGCGACACCCTGCAAACCGATGGTTCTGGCAACTTGTCTTTTGGTGCTGGGGCTACAGAGGTCCAAACGTGTACGTACTCCAAGGCGTTCAGCCTCACTGGTAGTAGTTATGCCACGTCAAACAGAATCATGTGGACCGACGTGAAGTCAGGTATCAGTACTGACGACATTATTATGGTTCGGATCGAAGGCAAGCTAGTAGCTACTACCAATTACCTCATCCGTATGATGGGTGCTAATGCTAGCGGTAATCCGATTACTAGTGGTTACCTCGGTGCTGGTTGGCAAGATAGTTACAACGGCGGTAGTGCCACCGACAGCAATCGCCACAACAGTAACAATGGATATATTGATTTTCCTGGTTACACCACCGCATACGGTACTAACTCGGATACCTATGGTTACGGTATAGCGTTTGTTTACGAGGCGTGTATCCACAAGTACGGCAACTCGGGTGGTCATCTCCACAGGATTAATTACTGGTATCAGCAGGATACAAGCTATGACTATCCCAACCACGGGATGATGGCTTGGAACAACTACGCATCCAACACCCCGCCAACCACTTGGCATGGCATTCACATCTACCCAAACAGCGGCTCGTGGGATACCTCGAACAACAACAATGTTGTTTCAGTCACGCTGACCACTAACAACGCTTAATGGGCGCGAGGTAATTAGCTATGGCTAAATTAGAAGTAGGAGATTTGGAGGTAAAGGGAGAGTTCGTTTCAGCGGAGCTCTCTTTTAGCGATGAGAATCTATACCGTGTTGTGAACGGGGTTAAAATCCCGCTCTCTCAAACAAAGGCTAACGAACTTTTCGCACTGCCCACTACCGCGACGGGGCAACAGCAGTACACAAGCGCAGGAACTTACTCTTGGGTTTGCCCTCCTGGTGTCCACCAAGTACAGGTGGTTTGCATCGGTGGCGGCGGCGGTGGTATGGACAACTGGGCTAACCCCGCTGGTGGTGGTGCTGGTCTTGGTTGGAAAAATAATATCACTGTTACGCCAGGAGTCTCATACACCGTGGCCGTTGGTCAGGGTGGTAGTTCCACTTCTTCTAGTCAGTCAGCAGCACTGAAAGGCGGTAGTTCCTATTTCGGAGACATAAATACTGTCTGCGGTAAAGGCGGTGGGAATGCGTCCGGTGGGGCGGCAACAGCCGACGGCCCAAATTCCAATGGCTCTGGCGGCGGTTATACCGGTGATGGCGGCGGTGCTGGCGGTAATGCCCCTAATTATCAAGGCGGCGGCGGTTGTGGCGGTTATGGAGGCCGTGGTGGCAACGGCTATGAGTCGCAGTTTCCTGGCTGGAATACTGATAGCGGCGGTGCTGGCGGCGGCGGTTACTACTCATCGACCTATGGAACCGGTGCTGGAGGCGGCACAGGGCTAAACGGCGCAGGCCCAATTAATGGTAACCAGCCTTTTTACAACCCATTTTCTGGTTACAACAACACCAATAGCCATGGCAGCGGTGGATCTGGACGCGCTGGTGGGACCAATGGCGCGTACGGAGAGAACCCTTTCTCTGGAACCGGCGCAAGTTCATCAAATGTTCAAGGCGGCACTCACGGCGGCGGCGGTGGTGGTCCAGGAACTTCATGGCCAAGCGCATCAGGTAACGGCGGCACTGGCGGCGTCAGAATTATCTGGGGTCCACCAGGATCACGTTCATATCCCTCGAACGCCACATAAGGAGCTAACAAGATGCAAAAATATTATCTATCTGTGAGCGGTGATGGTGATGTAACAAGTAATCCTATAGCTCGCGAGAATTTAGCTCTATCTTTGGGTGAAATGACGGACGAGCAATTTGCTGCTCAAGGCTATCAACCGGTTTTAAACAACCCTCCGACTCTTACAGAGGGGCAGAGATGTCAGATTAATGGCTGGATTAAAAACGGCGACGGTGATTATGAATGGAATTATGAGGTCATAGACCTTGACCAAAATTACCTGACTAATCTTCACATTCGGCATCAGCGAGATATTTTGCTGAATGACACAGATTGGTCCATGTTACCTGACAGCCCACTGTCTGCCGACGATAAGGCTGCTTATGAAACCTACCGTCAGGCTCTCAGAGATTTGCCTTCAGTGTACCCAGAGGTAAAAAGCCCTGATGATGTGACGTGGCCGACTGCGCCATGGGCTTATGAGGAAGCTGCGATCCCCGAGGAGGAAAGTGATTCCGAGGAGGAAAGTGATCCCGAATGAGGACATATTATCGATGGCTTGATGAAGTTCTCACGGATGAGGAATGTGAAGAAATCATTCGTTTCGGGACTACAAATTTAGAAACTGCGTCTACACATGGAGAGAAAGTAGGAAACAGGGTACAGAAAATTGCTAGCTGGCTAAAAAGGAAAAGCCAAGTCAGTTGGGTTGACGCAGGTAGTGACCTAGATCCATTGATGGGCCGGTTGGTTAGTAACTTGTTGGCTATATCGAGAGACGATTATTTTGTAAATCTCGATTATGTGGAGTCGATTCAGTTTACGCGTTACGGCGGCGGTTTGGCGCGTTATGGCTGGCACACTGACTCATCTGCTAATGGTTTAGCAGCAAGTCGGATTGTGAGTGCGACAGTAGAGTTGTCAGACCCAGACGATTATGTGGGGGGCAACTTAAAAATTAAAATCGGAGGCGCTAACTACGTCGCGGAAAAGAAAAGGGGAAGAATGATTCTTTTTCCTTCTGCGTTCCCGCACAAAATAACGCCGGTATTAACAGGTACAAGACACTCGTTAGTTTTATGGGCTCATACAAAAGAGCCATCGGAAAACCAATGTTAGAGGGCCGCAAGTTAGGGTTTTTTGAAACTCCAGCTTATGCGGGGGAGTGCAAGAACTACGACATTTGTGAGGAGATGTGTGCGCTAGCAGCCGCACATGAAGAGCAGACTAAGAATCTGCGCCTCATATCCGATGGTTGGAATACACGGGCAAGGACTGACGATAAAGAACTGCGGGAGAAGCAGGGAGTAACTTCCCACGGGACAAATGACCGGCTGCATTTGCTCGAAGAATGGGAACGGCCAGCTAATTTAATTATTAGTATGGCCAAAGAGCTGCTCAAGCACGCTGACCGAGAACATTGGTACTCGTCTAGAGCTGGGATAGAAAGCATGTGGTACTCGATGTACCCAGACGGGGGATACATACCAGAGCATATTCACTCTAATGTTGCATTTAGTGGGGTGTTCTATGCAAAGGCTGAACATGATGCTGGTGACTTGGTATTCCATGACCCAGCTTGGCATTTGAAATCAGCAGTGTGGGTAAACGATGCCCCTGCTCAGGCGATAACGAAGCGACAATTTCCGGTCTATACAGGTGTGATGTTTGTTTTTCCTGGTTGGTTGCCGCATTCGACCATGCCAAACAAATCTGGCGAAGATCGAGTGATCATTGGTTTTAATTTGGGCTTTTGAGATGACGCTAAGAGAGTTCATAAAACCAATACATGACAGGGCAGAGCATCATCCGATGGCCCAGAGCATGATAAAGGGAACGATTAGCGTCGAGGCATACGTGGACCTGCTGGCTAATCTTTTGATCGCCTATGGCGACATCGAAAGTAAAGCGAGGCGGGTTGGCTGGATTTATAAACTGGAGGGGATCAGCCGTTTCACGGCGATGTTAGAAGATTTAGTAGAGCTGGTATCGGAGCACAGTATCAAGCCTACCATCTACAACGACTTTATCGCTGAGTACTGCGACCGTGTATGGCAGCAGTCGAGAGAAGGAACGCTGGCTCATGTGTATGTGCATCACATGGGTGACATGTTTGGGGGGCAGATGCTGAAGGGCAAGCTCCCAGGAAAATGCCGCAGGTACGTATTTGAGAACAGGAAAGAGCTGATAGCTGGAATACGAGAAAATTTAGTACATGACGAAGCAAATATGCAGGAAGCAGTGGCTGCTTTTGACTTTGTAATAGGGCTGTATGACAGGGTTACCAGAAAGCACAATATTCACTAGCCTAGAAGGGGCAAAAAAGTGGCTTGTTTCGGAGCTCTCAGCCTACGAAACATACGATGAAGGCCACCGCTATCCATGGGATAATTACCTATGGAGATCTGAGAAGTTTAGAAGGGCGCATCTGGACGTTGTAGATGCGAGGGATACGAAGAGACTGTACATGATGCATCTCACCGTCTTCCCACACACCGACGATGGATCGCCGGTCTTTGGCTTTGACTTGATAGCTGGGCCGAAGAAAGTAACAGGGGCTTTTCATGATTTTAGTCCTATCGACGAGAATCATGAAATGCTCTTGGGGTTCAAGGAGCGGGTAACACCGATGACTTGGTCCAAGAAGCGTGAACTGCCTGAATGGGCAAGAAACATTTTTAGTGAAGACATGGTTAGTGCAGGATTTATAACCGATGTCGAGGAACTTGAGTCAGTAATAGGGTTGGTAAAGAGCAACCTTCAGTACTACTTGAGTAAAGTAGGTGCGAGGGGAGACAAAGATTTTACTGATGCGCAAAACAAGTACTGTTTTTGGCAGAAGCAAAATCCCCACACACCGAAAGTCATGGCTGCGCTTGGGTATCAGGATGAGGAGGTAAATAAGTTTATTCAGGAATGTCTATTTCCTGAAAAGTGAGCGTGATACATGCCAGTTGCAGAAGCACTAGCAGTGGTGGCAGCAGCCAACAGCGCATACAAAACTATTAAGACCGCCGTCGGTAATGGCCGTGACCTTGCCGACGTTGCCGGTGTCCTCGGTAAATTCTGGGATGCTAAAGAAGAGCTCAGTGCTCTCGAACAAGGCACTGCCCACCCCAATATCCTCGCAAAAACTTTCGGTGCGTCGAGCGTAGAAAATCAGGCGCTTCAGATCACCCTTCACAAGAACAAGCTTCAAACCCTCGAAAGTGAGCTCCGTGAGACGTTCATCTACACGGGTAACGGCCACCTTTGGGAAGATATGATGAAGGAGCGACGGAACATCCGTCAGGCTCGATTCCAAGCGGCTAAAGCTAAAGCTGAAAACCGCAAACTTTACACCGATATAGCAATCGTTCTGGTGGCCACTCTTATTGGTGGCTTCTCAATTTCGTTCGCGATTGTTTTGTTCGCTGGCAAATAGGTAGTAGTCCGATGACCGATGAAGAATTGAAAAAAGCCATTGATCAAGCCGCCAAACGAGGCGCAGAAGAAGCTCTCAGAAATATCGGTCTCGCAGACGAAGAAGCGTACCAAGATATGCGCGAACTCCGAATGCTGCTTGATTCATGGAGAGGTACAAAAAAGACAATTGCTAAGACGTTTTTGCAGTTCGCTACCACAGCGGTGCTGTCAGCGATCCTGGCTATTTTATGGATGCAAGAAAAAAGCTTAGGAGGATAAATGGCAGTCTTTAGACTAGAAAATTTTGCGGGTATTGCACCGGCTAAATCAGCGCGACTGTTACAAGGTGGACTCGGCCAGAAAGCCGAGAACATGACCTTCTCTTCTGGGCGCATTACACCTCTTCGGCATGACTCTGAAGTTACAACTTTGTCCAGTGGCCTGATTAAATCGATTCATTATTATCAGCGCGTTGGGCAACCGGATGTGTTGTTCGAGTTCACTGATGAAAATGTACAAGTGCTCGAATCTCCGATAGCTCGGGACACTCATCAACGGGCGTATTGGACAGGCCAAGACTTTCCAAGAATGGGCGCTTACTCGGGCATGGTGTCTGGGAACGGTGGATACCCTAACGTGTCATTTCGTCTGGGGGTTCCTGCCCCAAGCGCAGCGCCTACTGTTGCGTATGACGCGACTTCTGGGACAGCTAGTACTGATGAAGAGATCCAAGACTTCTCATACGTCTACACATTCGTTACTGCCTTTGGGGAAGAAGGCCCACCCAGCGATCCGTCTACTGTCATCACATGGACCAGCCCACAAGTAATTAAAGTGGATCTGCCTGCTACATCTAACCCCTCGACAGGCAACCACAACTTCGGAACTGGCGCTTTAAAACGTATTTACCGAGCTAACGCTGGATCAAATGCCGCGTACTTTCAGCTTGTTGCCCAAGTGCCATTTACCACAACTTCGATAACTGATAATACAGCTTCGTCTGCTCTGGCAGAGGTCTTGCCATCCGAGGGATGGATTGGACCGCCCGACGACGATACTTCGCTGTATCCAGATGGTCCTATGGAAGGCTTAATCCCTGTTGGTAACGGGGTGTTCTGTGGGTTCGCAGGCACGCGCTTGTGTTTCTCGGAGCCTTTCTTACCACACGCGTGGCCGATTCAGTATCGCATCACCATCGAGAACGAGATCATTGGTATATCAGCCACTAACAATGGCGTGATTGTCATGACCAAAGGGTTCCCGTATTTCGTAACAGGTACGGACCCAGCGGCAATGACCGCAATCCAAGTGGATGTTGCGCAGTCTTGCGTCAACAGAAACTCGATAGTGGATATGGGCGAGTATGTCCTCTACGCAGGGCCAGATGGTCTAGTTTCAGTGTCAAATACCACGGGCCAAGTGATCTCACGAGAGTTCATTTCAGCAGATCAGTGGAACGAAGACTTCTACCCGACAACCTTAAAAGCCTTCTTATATGAGGGGCTGTACGTAGCATTCTGGACTGACACTACCACTAGTCCTGACACACACGGCGGTTGGATATTTGACCCCCGACGGCCTGAGACAGCGTTCTCTACGTTCACGATGAACGACGATGTGCATGGTGGGTATCACTACAAGAGCACAGGTGAGCTCTATTACATAGATGATGGCTACCTGAAAAAATTTCAAGGTGACCCGAATGTGCGGGACTATTGGTTAGGCTCTGCTGGAGCGACATACAAGAGCCGCATATTTGTAAGCCAGCCGACCAGCATGGGCGCACTCAAGATCAAGGCCCAAGATTATCCAGTAGAGTTTAAGGTCTGGGCTGATGGCGAGTGTATCGCCGATCAGACCATGGTTTATGAC